GGCCCTCTTCCATTTTGTCTTTATCATGAGCACCCTCTTCCATTTTGTCATGGGCACCCTCTTCCATTTTATCATGATAACCTTCTTCCATTTCTTTCTTTTTTTCGTGGTAACCTTCTTTCATGTCTTCTTCCTCATCTAGTTCCTTAATCTTTTCAGCTAGGACATTTTTTAGGTGAGGAGTAAAAGCTTCTTCTAGAGCAGCCTTAGCATTAGCTATAGCAGACTCACGAACAGCTTTAGCGTCAGCGATAGCCTCTCGCAATAAATCTCGACTCATTTTCAATAAATTAAATTAGTGAAGTACGTTTATTAGGAAACGTAATAAAAAAATAATAATAAGGATACTGCATTAGGAACAGTATATTCATTAATACATATGTAGGAAAATCTAAAGAATAGGACACTGACCTTTACTGCAGAGAATTTCTCTAACTATATCGTGTGCTTCTTTATAAGTATTAAGTGGTATTTCTTTATTTTCTTTTATAGTATGCATAAAAGAACCAGGATTGGAAGGAGTTGATACAAAATCCCAACATAATAATTCAAAATCATCTTGAACCTCTAACAAATCACCCCTCTGTTCTAATGAGCCCATTCCTCTTGATGATACCCCAACTGTAATGCCACTTTCAATAAGTGCCTTTAATATATTACCTGCTGGTGTAGGTAGAATTTCTATGAAACCCATTAAATTATCTCCATCCCAATATAATTTAGTAACATTATGGGATGCGTTTTTTAAATTAATAACCTGAGAATCAGGATGGTCTAATTCTCCTAATGCTCTGTTTTCATTTATTAATGTTTGATATTTATCTACTTCTCTATCCCATAGGCCTTTAGAGTAATATCTACCATTGCCATTTTTAACTTCAGCGGTAGCCATAACTCCACCTACTATGGGGTTACCTCTTTTTGAATGCTTAGCCTCAGTAAGAGTTTGTAAAGGTTTAAAGTTTTGAGTTTCTACAAGTAAATTTTTCATCCTCCGAACATTGGGTCAGCTAATTGTCTTAATTGGGTTTCGAATTTTTTAAATGTAGGGTTTAAATCCATAGTCAACCTAATGGCGTCCTCTTTACTTAATTCCATATCTTCAACATTTTCTAAAGCATCTTTCATAGATGAAAGAGTAGCTTCAGAAGGAAAAGAACGTAATTCCTCCTTAACTAATTTTTTAATTTGTTCTTTTAAATCACCATAACCTGATGATTTATGTTTTCCTTTAGGTTCTATAGTATCCCCTAAACCCGGAGCATCTACAGTATAACCTACATCTTCTAGTCCAAATTGACCATTTTTAACATAATAAAGTTCATCTTTAGCTAAATTTTTACTAACTATATCTTTCAATTCAGCTACAGATTTATCTTTATTTTTAGGGTTTTGCATTTCGGCATAAAATCCAGTTAAAAATTCTTCACCATTTTGATTATCTATATTTTTCTTATCTTTATAATCATACCCAGCAATTTCTTGATCTACCACTTCTTTAGTGGGTTTTGTTTCTTCTGCTTTTGCTTCTTCAGCAATTGTATTCATATTATCATTAAAGATTTTAAACCACTCAGGTTGAGTTTTCTTACTTGTAGCTATACCCCATAAGTTTTCTGATATAATAGATTTCTGTTTTAAGATATTTACTGTATTATTAAAAGTAAAATGATTTGGAATATAGTTAGGATATAAGCGTTTAGCTTCTTTTAAAAATATGTCCTTAGGTGCTTTACCCTCTTTAATAAGGTTATATTGTTTTTGTAATGATAAGGGTTTCATGTTATACTTTTAGTAATTTTTTTATATCTTTCAAATAATCTTTCAATAAAGTAGTAGGTTGAACTACTTGAAAAGATTTAGGGTTTTCTTTATAATAATCTACAGTTTTATTTTTAGCATTAGATACCAATTTATAAATATCATTAAGTTCATTAGTAATAAGATCGAAATCATCTATTCTATCACTATGAAACTTAGCTTCGGGAGATGTTTCTTCTTCTTGAAATAATTGTTTAACTTCTAATCCCGAATCTTTATTTTTTTTTGGAACGGGTTTATAGCCTAGTTTATAATAATAGTTACGAGCTGTACCTTTTGCCTTTTTGTTAGGATTAAAAGCAAATGGTGTAGCATATTGAGCTCCTACTCCTGGGGTAAAAGTACCACCTGCTACTCCTCCACCTGATAATGATATTTCTTCAAGTTGGTTCTTAATACCACTATATAAATCAGGATAATTTTTTCTTAAATGTGTTCTGTATGAATTAAAAGTATCCCTGATTTGCCCTAATAATTCAGCTACTCTAGGATCTTTTTTTCCCGCATCTGTAGTAGCTAGTTTTCTTATAGAGTTAAGAGCTATGGATAATTTCTTTAAGGATTCTCCAAAGGAGGGTAATTGAATTAATTTATGCTTTATACCTCCGGTTTCTTTATTTATATCTACTGTTTTATAATAAACACTATCCTCTAAATCAAAGTAATCATTGGTCATGTCCACTTCACCATACTGATCCTCTATTTTCTTAATAAATTTAGGATCTATTTCTGATGCTTTAGTAACTGGCATTAGTTTAATTTATTAGTTAATGAATAAAATTGTAATAAATCGACTAAATTTTCACCTGTAACTTTTGTAGTTTTTGAAATAGGAGTTAGAAATTTCTTAACTTCATTAAGTTTTATAACTAAAGCTTTATCCTTAATGTTAGGGATAGATTGTTCTAAAATATTTTTTAAATTAGATACTTCAGAATTATAAAATTCCATTAAGGTAGATGTAGAATCTACACTGTTAATATATTCCCTTAAAATACGTTTTTGATCTAGATTTAAAGTGGAATATTTACTATTAAATTTTTCTAATAGTATTTTATAAGTTAAAATTCTAAGGTCACTATCATATGAACTAAACTCCTCCATTACTGTGTCTGCAACTGAATCTTTATTTACCTTTGATTGTGTAAGAAATTCCATTAGATTTAATCTTACTTCAATAAGTAAAGATGGATTTACTTCAGTAGAATTATATGCTTCAACTAATTGGTACAGAGAAGCCATTTCCTTGTATTCTGGGATTTTGGTATTGAAGAGATCATTAATGTTATAATTTTCTTTCAATTCCTTAATTAAATTATACTTTTCTCTTTTTAGTTTTTGTTTAGATAACTTTTTAGAAGATTCTAAAATTGTAGAAATAACTGAAGAAGCTTTAGATTCACTAATACCTCTTTTTTGGAAAAATGATTCGTACAATTTATACTCTTTACCTAACTCTGTATTGACAAAGTATTTTTTTAAGAGTTTGGATGCAGGTGACTTCTTTCCGGAAAGAGTATCTGCAGTGATTCTCCTCACAAGCAATTCAAACAGCAAACCTGTATTCCGATACTTGGAGTGTTTGATTTTCATTCTAGGGTTTTTTTATAAATATATGAAAATATCTAGTCCTTAATATTTGATTCATCTAATAAAGATTCTCCGGATTTATCATCCTCAAATATAATACGTTTCTTATTAGAAGAAGGAATATTTTTTAGCATATCTGAGTATTTAGAAATATAATATCTACCTTCTAAAGATAAAGCAGAACTAGATCCCTCATTCTTATCTGTGTCTTTCATTCTTTCTACTCCTAATCTATCCTTACCAAAGTTATCATCTTGAGTATTTCGATTAGTAACTTTTTCTTGAGGTCTACCTAAGGGTTCATTTTCATTATACCCATCAGGCAAATTATTAGGATCAGAATATGTTCTACCTTTACCATACAATGAAGCTAGATCGTGGGGTGTACCATAAGACTTTCCAGATTCCATAGGATCATTACCTTCATTTTCCATCTGGTTTTGTCTAAATTTGCGTTTTTTATCCTGTAAAATTAATTCTCTATATTCATCATATTGATCTTCGGATAAATGGAAGATATTTTCATACACCCAATCAGTAGGCAATAACCCATTATTAATTAATTCATTCGCTAGTGCTGTTTTTTCAGTTAACAACGCAATCCTTTCTTGATCATATATAATGGATGGGTTAGTCAATGATAATTCAAAATTAGCTAATTGCTCACCAGTATAACCTTGTGAATAGAGATGAACCATGGCAATCTTATATAACTCAGATGTAATGATTCTTTGTATTCTTTCAATTGTTCTAGCAAATCTAATATCTTGTGCCGCTAAAGTAGCTTTACCTTCTAAATTTTCATCATACCCCATAAAGGCCTTAGGTACTTTTAGGGCTGCAAATAATTTATCTCTTAAATAGATAACATCAGTAATCCCATCATATTGTAGTCCGGGAGTAGTTTCTATTTTAGTAGCTGAATCATTGCCTCTTACAGGGATATAAAAATCCTCTAAAGAATTTTGAAGATTATATTTTAAGTTATAATCACCAGTTTGTGGATCAACATATGGAGTTCTTTTTAATTTAGAAATAGTTTTCTCCATAAACGCCTCAATTTCATTAGGAGGAATAGAACCTATATTTAAATAAAATATACGTTTTTCTGGAGCTCTTACTATTCTATGAATTAACATAGCATCCTCCATTAAAGTATATTGCTTAAATAATTTTCTAGCTGGTTCTATGTAACTTCTACCATAGGGGAGAAAATTAACGTCTGTAAGTAATCTAAAGTGTGCAACTTCGTAATTATCAAAATAAATAGCTCTTGCGTCCTTATTTTGGTTAGGGACAGTTGTATAACCATAAGAATCAGATACTATCCCGTCCGGATCAAACTTAAACATTACTTTAGCTGGGTTTTCTGGGTCTGAGTATTCTATTCTTTCTATATTGAAAGCAGAATATGGGATAACATTATAAACTCCAAAATTTTCAGCTATTTCCAATTTTAAAAAGAAATCCCCATACTTACACATATTACGAATCCAAGGCCATAAATTAAATTCTATGTTAATCACATCATAAAAAAGATTATAAAGTATCTTTTGAATGTTTTCATCTGGTGATTTAATTTGTAATACTTCTCCTAAATCATTTTTAAGTGTACTTTCATCCGAAATAATATCTAAGGCAGAAGCTATAATAGCATCAGTATCCATAGCATCATATTCAGCATATAAAGATGGTCTTAAAGTTTTATAGTTATAAGACACTTGTTGACCAT